TTATAACGTCACTCCACCGTTAAGAGGATTCAGTGCGACGGCGTTCTGCAGGTAGTCAGGCGCAAGGTGAGCGTAGGCCATCGTCTGCTGAATGCTCGCATGCCCGAGAATCTGCTGCAGCGCAATTATGTTGCCCCCGTTCATCATGAAATGACTTGCGAATGTGTGTCGCAGGATGTGAGTTGCCTGATTGGGTGGTATGTCAGGTTTCACTCTGCGTAAAATCCCGCAAAACTTTTCATAATCGACCTTGAACAATTTAGCGCTAGCCTCCTCTTTAACTTTTTTCTCCAGTTCCGCAGAAATCGGCACAGTTCGCTTTTTGCCGTTTTTGGTTTTCAAAAAGGTAACCCTGCAGCTTGTTATCTGCGCTGGTTTCAGTGTGGCAACTTCCGTCCATCTTCCGCCTGTGCTCAGGCACAAAAGCGCGACCAGCAAGTCATCACCAACCAAAACGCTTAACAGCTTCTCGATTTCTGATTTCTCCAGAAACGTCATTTCCGGGTTGGCTTCCGCCAGTGGCGGCAGTCCGTGAATAGGATGTTGCCCGGAAAACTCATCCAACTGGATTAGCTTGGTGAACATGCCCGATAAGCGATACATGTCACGATTTATCGTCGCGGCGCTGATGCCATCACGCAGGCGCGTAGAGCGATAATCCATCAGAGCTCTTTTGCTCACCCGGCTCACCGGCATATCACCTATGCCGCTGATAGTCTTGAGCAGGTGATTAAACTCTTTTGTGCCGTGTTCGTGGTTTTGACCGTGATACTTCCACCAGACGTCAAGCAATTCCGCTAAAGTTCGACGGTCTGCTCGCTGGCCTGCCCATTCTTTCTGGCTGGCATTGGCGATGGTGTATCGCTCAAATGCTACCGCCTCAGCCTTTCTTTCAAACTTCCTGCGGATGCGTTTTCCATCGCGACCGCGAGGTCTAATGTCCACTTCATAGCGACCATCATCGAGCTTCTTAATTGCCATAAGAAAGCCCTCCGGTGCTGTGCTCACTATCTTGGTAACAAATTGTGAAAATGTAATGTTTGTAGAGTGTTAACCAGTCTGTTTCTCGGAGTGGTCTGATTCCGTTGATTCTTGCCCAATGTGTGCGAAAGCCGGTGCTATCTGACCAGCCTGCGGGGCTGTTTTATCTGTCATTAGCCAAAGTGTGTATTTCTGAAACTGAGGAGTGTTTGTGATTTTCATCACCACCCCCAAGCCGGGCTCTGCATGTCCTCCCTCGTAATTTTTTAACGTACTGAGCGCTAGTCCGCTGATTTCACAAAACTTTACTTGAGTTAAACCCTCTGCTTTACGTATTGCCTTAATTTTCTCGGCTACGTTCATTTGACATGGTTCCTACTTTGAGACTATATTCGCCTGAAAAGGTCTAAAGGTAAGAACCTTTTCAGGGTGGAAACCAACCGAGCAGAAACGAGCTTGAACGGTTTCTAAAGGGTTGGATCTAGTGAGGGTATCACAAATGGAACCAAACGATTATTTGTTGCAGTACCCGCTCGACGCGGTTCATGTAGAAAAGTTTGCTGAGTTATTAGGCAAGCCCAAAACGGCGGTTGCAGAAATGGTGAAAGCTAACAAGCTACCGGTAATTGAGCTTCGGGATCCATGCAAACCGAATGCTCGCGCCGGTGAAAAGTGGGTTTTCATCCCGGAATTTAATCGCGCAGTTCGTGAGGCGTTCTACAACAGACCGGTAGAACAGCGTGACGCGTGGCTGCTTTGGATGGGGCTTTGATTATGAATGAGCCTCGTTGCATTGCTCAGTTATTGCGTAACGAGAGCCCGAGGGCGATGGATTTCACTATCACCCACGGCAGAGGGCGCAAGGGCATCATCATCCGCACCAAAAAACCGAGCGCTATTAGCGCCGTTTTTGCTTTTCTGAAATCCCGGAGGTTCTGGAAATGCCTGTAATGACACTTGGTATCGTGGAGAAACAGCCTGCAGCTCTGCGCGGTCTGATTGGTAAATATCTGGCCGCGCCTCGCTGGCAGGATAGTTGCGATTTTTACAATCAGATGATGGAACGTGAGCGCCTGACCGTTTGTTTTCATGCTCAGTTAAAGCAGCGTCACGCGACGATGCGTTTTGAAGAAATGAACGATGTAGACCGTGAGCGATTAGTTTGCGCTATTGATGAGCTGCGTGCTGCATTTTCCAGACGTCGACAGGTTGGCGCGAGCGAGTATGCGTATATTAGTTTTTTGACGGTCAGCCAACGCCGCACTTTGTTTATGCATGCTGGATTAACTGAAAAAGAATTTAATCAGCCTTACTGGCGTATTAATGAAGATTCCTGTTATTGGCGTGATGCCTTATTTCGTGCGTTGCGGGAGCTTTTTAATTTATTTGAATATGCACCAACAATATTAACCTCGGTAAAGCCTGAGCAATATCTGCATTAAATAAACAACCGTAGTTTTTTACGCACTTAATTGTGCGGGGCTTCTTTTTGTCTGGAGAAAGTCATGCATACAGTAACAGGAAAGCATCGCGGTAACTTCTCATTAATCCTGCAACAGGCGCGAGCCGAAGCGCAGGCCGATGCGGCGACGCGTTTTTCCTCTCATCTGGATAGCTTAATCCGTCACATAGCTGGCGCTGAGTTGTCGCGCGTTGAGATTGTCGAGTTGCTCAGTCAGGAATCCATCAAGTTTCATAATATCGGCCTTTCTCGTGAGGAGACTCTTTAATGTCTCTGATGCAATCCGTATTACTTAATAACTGGCTAAAGATTGCGATTATGAAAAATGGTGAATTATCGCTTGCCGACATTAAACGCGATAAAGAAACCGGAATAATGACGGGATCAACTATCGCTATTTATTCGAGTGAATTAAATCATCCTGACGGATGTGGTTAATTTGCTTGTGAGACGCGCCGTTTTTCATAAGCAAATCACCACCGTCGATGAATTGTCGAAATTAACCATTGAGCTGACCGGCTACTGCGCCGGTGAGTTTAAAAAGCTGAACAAAGAGAGGAGCTAAATCAATGCCGGATTATATGGATCACATTCAGGAGCGACAGACGGAATCACTGACTTGCCAGATTAACGCCGCTCGGGTGAAGCCGTGCGGCGCTGCTGCATTGGTTTGCGAAGAATGTGACGCACCAATCCCTCCCGCCCGCCGTGCAGCATATCCGTCGGCGACACGCTGTGTCTACTGTCAATCAGCGCTTGAATCAAAAGCTAAACACTTTCGGGGGCAGGCATGAGCATTCGTATAGCGATTGGCGAGCGCTATGTCGTCACAAGTGACCGTTTTCAGTTCATTTTGCAAGAGAAAAAGACCGCCGAAACAGGGAGGAATGCCGGTAAAGAGTGGCTGGATGTTGTCGGTTATTACCCCAAATTAAACCAGCTCGTTTCCGGTCTGATTCATCACGATATTTTGAGCGGCAACGCTGTCTCTTTTGAAGTGTTGAGCGCTCAGGTTGAGCTGCTCGGTCAGCAGTGTTTACGGGCTTTTGATGCAAATGGCCGTTGAAATTCGGGGGCGTTCTGCCCCTACACCGCCACCACCATTTGCAAAAGGCACCGGCAAAGAGTTTGCCGGTGTTTACTCATGGAACGCGCCGCGTGAGGCTATTGGGCGCGAGAGACCCCTTACACGTGACGAGCTGCGTCAGGTGCAAGGCGTTTTATCTAAAATTGACCGCTTGCCTTACTTTTTAAGTTCTCTGTTTACCTCGCGCTATGAATATATCAGGCGCAACAAAAGCCCTGTGCATGGGCTGTATTTCCTCAAGTCGACATTTCTGCGCCGGTTGTGGCCGCGCATTGAGCGGGTTAATCAACATAACGAAATGAATACAGAGGCGTCGCTGCTGTTTCTTGCTGAAAGTGAGAATTACGCGCGTTTGCCGGGGATGAACGATAAAGAGCTGAAAAAATTTGCGTCTCGTATCGCCTCGCAGCTTTTCATCATGTACGAGGAGTTAAGCGATGCATGGGCTGAGGCGCACGGTGGCAAAGAATCGCTTTTTACCAATGAGGCTCAGGCGCACCTGTACGGTCATGTTGCTGGCGCAGCTCGTGCTTTTAATGTTGCCCCGCTTTTCTGGAAGAAATACTGCAAAGGCCAGATAACAATCCGACAGGCATTTTCCGCCGTCGCTCGCCTGATTAACGATGAATGGTGGACTAACCAACTCAAGACGCAGCGCATGCGCTGGCATGAAGCACTGCTGATTGCTGCAGGTGAGGTGAATAAAGACCGCTCGCCGTATGCCAGTAAAAATGCCATCCGTGATGTGCATGCACGCCGCCTGGCAAATCTTGAATACCTGAAATCCTGCGAGCTGGAAAACAAAGTTACCGGCGAACGTATCGACCTTATCAGCAAAGTGATGGGGAGTATTTCCAATCCTGAAATTCGCCGCATGGAGCTGATGAACACCATCGCGGGGATTGAGCGTTATGCCGCTGCTGAGGGTGATGTCGGTATGTTTATCACGCTGACTGCACCGTCGAAGTATCACCCGACACGTCAGGTCGGAAAGGGTAAAGATAAGACTGTACAGCTCAATCATGGCTGGAATGATGAGGCTTACACCCCGAAGGATGCACAGCGTTACCTTTGCCGTATCTGGAGCCTGATGCGTACAGCTTTCAAAGATAATGATTTGCAGGTTTACGGTATGCGTGTTGTCGAACCGCACCACGACGGGACGCCGCACTGGCACATGATGCTGTTTTGCAAGCGCCAGCAGCGCAAAGAAATCACCGAAATTATGCGTCGTTATGCTCTCAAAGAGGATGGCGACGAGCGCGGTGCAGCTCGCAACCGTTTTCAGGCTAAACACCTGAACAAAGGCGGTGCGGCCGGGTACATCGCGAAATACATCGCCAAAAATATCGACGGTTATGCACTTGATGGCGAGCTCGATAAAGATACAGGCAAGCCGCTCAAAGATACCGCCGCCGCTGTTACTGCATGGGCGTCAACGTGGCGAATACCTCAGTTTAAGCCGATTGGCCTGCCGACGATGGGCGCTTACCGTGAGCTGCGCAAGCTGCCTCGCGGGGTCAGTATTGCTGACGAGTTTGACGAGCGTGTCGAAGCTGCACGCGCCGCGGCTGATGGCGGTGATTTCGACCTGTATATCACCGCTCAGGGCGGCGCAAATGTCCCGCGCGACGGCCAGACCGTCAGGGTCGCCCGTAGCGTCAGTGATGAGGTTAACGACTACGAAGAAGATATCGAGAGGGTGGTCGGTATTTATGCGCCTCACCTCGGCGCGCGTCACGTTCACATTACCCGGTCATCAGAATGGCGAATCGTTCCAAAGGTTTTGGCCGTTGAGCCTTTGACCTTAAAAAGCGGCATCGCCGCGCCTCGGAGTCCTGTCAATAACTGTGGAAAGCTCACCGGTGGTGATACTTCGTTACTGGCTCCCACACCTTCTGAGCACGCCGCAGCAGTGCTTAATCTGGTTGATGACGGTGTTATCGAATGGAATGACCCGGAGGTCGTGAGGGCGCTCAGAGGTGCATTAAAATACGGCCTGAGAAGACCAAACCGTCAGCAAAGAAACGGAAGCCCGTTAAAACCGCATGAAATTGCACCATCGGCCAGACTGACCCGGTCTGAACGATTGCAAATCACCCGTATCCGCGTTGACCTTGCTCAGAACGGTATCAGGCCTCAGAGATGGGAGCTTGAGGCGCTGGCTCGTGGGGCAGAAGTTATTTATGACATGAAAAAATTTGTTTATCCGCCTTGTTGTGATTGGCCGGGTTTTAATGATTTCCCTTGATTTGTTTTTCAAATGTAGTACTGTGTATGTATACAGTATTATGGATCAATTGACTTGTAAGGGGTTGCAAAAGCTGAAGTTTTGGAATTCGAATGTTTTAGTATAGAATGTGACAAATACTTGATTCGTTATTTCAATAGGTTACGTTTCCCTGAGCTATGTCTGGGGTGGAGGTTAAATGAATAATTTAATGCTCGATATAGAAACATTAGGTGTGTCAATGGATGCTCCTTTGATTTCAATCGGCGCTGTGTTCTTTGAGCCTCTGACTGGCAAGTGTGGGGATGAGTTTTATAGAGTTATAACCCTATCATCTGCATTGGAAAATAGTTTTGTAGACCCAAAAACTTTACAGTGGTGGATGATACAAAGCGATTCTGCAAGGGCGGTTTTTAATGACCCGTCTGCTGTTGACTTACATGAAGCCTTACAAGAATTTTCTCTATTTGTACGAAGTCGTAGTAACGATGACGTACAAGTTTGGGGGAATGGGGCAAGCTTTGATAACGCTATATTGGCAGCGGTTTACCGTAAACATGCGCAAAATATCCCATGGCGTTTTCGAAATGATCGAGACGTGCGTACCATCGTTGAACTAGCTAAAAGCCTTAAGAATATTGATGTAAGGGCAAATTTTTCCATTAATGTTACTGATGCGCATCATGCGCTTCGAGATGCAAAGTTTCAGGTAGCTTATGTTAGTGCTGCTTTCCGTGCATTAGCTGGGTAACCGTAAGATATGGATATCAATTTAATAGATGTAACTAGTTGGCGTAAAGATGATGAGCATGGCATTTTTCCTCGAGGAGCGAGGGATAAAAAAATGCTTTGGTCACCGAATGATGCTCCTGAGGGGATAAAACCGGAATGGCCTTATCTTTTTAAACTCTCAAGAGATGCTTATCCCGATCAGTACTGGATGGAAACCGTTGCTTATATAGTTGGAGATGTTATGGGCGTTCCTGTTCCTAAAGCATTGCCAGCGCGAAGAATGATGGAGAACGGTGAATACGAATATGGAGCTTTGCTTGAGTGGTTTTACGATCAAAGTAGCCAGTTATTTGTTCATGCGTCTGATTTTTTTCATGTGTTGATATCGGATTTTGATGACTCTTCCGGAAGACACCATAACCTTGTTGATCTACGCTTAATTTGTAGGGCTTTTAGTATCCGCGGCCTGATCTCTCCAGACTGGATCCAATGGCTTTACGATATGCTGCTTTTTGATGCGCTCATCGGTAATAGTGATAGACACCAAGAGAATTGGGGTTTTGTTTTTGTACCTGAATCTGCACCAGGCATAACGCCACCTAAAGTGAAGGGATATCTCGCACCATATTTCGATAATGGTACTAGTTTGGGGCATGAAAGGTATGTAGAGAGGATCAGAGGATGGAACCATCAAAATGTAGATGAATACATACAGCGTGGTTGTCATCATTTGCGGAAGAATCGGGCAGACACGCATGAACGATTAGGTCATATTTCTTCTATACAGGATTTGGCTCTTGATGAGCAGTCAAAAGCGTACTTGGCCCGGAGACTTGAATTTGATTTTCAGGAACTGGTCGACAAGATAGATTCACTTTGCGAAATTAGCTCCGATGTGCCGTTCACTAGGGAACGAGCGGATTGGACGATTCGTTTATTGAGGCGTAGATACCTAAGGTTATCACTGATTCTAAATATGCGTACTATAAACAGAATAATGGAGCCTACTCGGTTGCTTCTTACATGGCAGCCACCCACAGGCGGTACTCGTTATGTTGTTGGTCAGATTGATCGTCAGCAAGGGGATAACTACGTCTTCACATACCATTTTCAGTCAGAAGATTATGCTAAAGCCCAAGAGAAAGGGTTTGCAGGACATCCCGCATTTAGTCTGAAAAGTGAAGAACATACGAACAACGTGCTTGACCCGTTTGTTCGGCGTTTACCACCACGGAAAAGAAAAGACTTTGCTGAGTATCTGGCTCAACATTTGCTCCCCCATCCATTTGAAGGCTCTGATTTTGCGCTGTTAGGATATACAGGAGCAAAATCACCTGGCGATGGTTTTTGTTTGGTGCCAGATCCAGAAATTCTTAATAGTGAAGGTGAGCTTCTTTTTGAAGTGGCAGGAACTCGTTATCAGGAAGGGCTTGATTTGTCGAAAGTAATGGTCGGTGATTTGGTCAAGCTTGTTCCTGAAGAGGATAACCCGGTTGATCCACATGCTATAGCTGTTGTTCATGAGAGCGGGAAACTCGGTTATATAAACAAAGTGTTATGTAAAAAACTCAAGCAAAAAATAGCAAAACACAAAATATCTGCTTTTGTTGCAAAGAAGAATGGGACGCCAGAACGTCCATTAGTGTACCTTTTAGTTGAATGTAGATCTTAATCCATGGGATAACATAAACCGCCTCTTTGAAGGCGGTTTTTTTTGCGCTTGATTGCATGATTTTGCACGTCAATAAGTTCGTATTGACATATCCATAATGTCTGTTCTGGCGCGGATTCAGCTAATGCGGGCAACTGCATTAAAATCGTCCCACGAAGCGGGCGGGCGAGGCGGGGAAAGCATTGCCCGCCAGCGGTGGTGCGTAATAATAAAAATTATCGTCTGAGCGCGTCGTGACGGCGCGTTAATAGTCGCTGTCGGTTCGTTGGTGGTCGGGTGTGGTCGTGAGCGTGTGGCCCGTCTGAGGCGTGATGGTGGCAGGGCATGAAAAAGCCGCCATAATGGCGGCTTGAGGGGGAATTATTCCGGGTTGTCGAGGGTGTACTCTTTGAACCTGATGACCTCCATGCCGAGCCAGTCGTTTACCTCCCTGAATCTGTCCTGTAAGGGCGATAACTCGTTACGCACAAAGACCTTTGCCACCTTCTCAACATCACCCATTGAGCCGATATTCTCAGGCTTGCCGCCCATGAGCTGGAAAGGTACGCGGTGCGCATCCATCAGGTCAGCGGCGCTGGCTTTCTTGATGTTGAAAAAGTCATCCTTTGTGGCGACTTCGCTCAATGGCACGATTTTTATGCCGTCCGGTTTCCCGTTCGGTGAGTAGAAAAATAGGTTTTTAAAGTTGCCGAGCCCTTTAGAGTTACGCATTGCATCGCGCAGCGATTCGACGTCAGTCGCGCTTTGCGCCGGGTCAGTCACATACATGATGTAACCTGCGTGCGCGCCGTTCTGGTAATACTTGCGGCGGAACAGCGTCGCGGATTCATTCAGCCAGGCGGAATTAAGTGCGCTGAGATATTCAGGCAGGCCGTAAATCTCCTGATTAATATCAGGCTCCAACAGGTGGAACACGGTATCGGGTGCGAATTCATGCGGCTGAGTGAAGTTTTCCACAAACCAGAAAACCGAGTCATCGACCCCGCGCCGGGTGTATTTTGCCGGTGAAGTCAGCAGTTTGATTAACTGTCCGGTGACGCTGTGGCGCTGCTCAAGAAAGGCGTTACCGAATACCAGATAGTCGAGCGCAAAGCGGCTGAAATCCTGACGGGACAGCAGTGGATGCGGAATGTAGGTACTTGCGAGCACATTGCGTTTAACGTAAATCGGTGAGCTGTGATGCACTGCAGAGCGCAGGCTTTTTGCCAGCCCGGAGAAGCTGACCGGCGGCTCGTACCATTTGCCGTTACTGATGCACTCGACGTAATCCAGAATGTCGCGCTTATCGAGCACCGGCACCGGCTCACCGAAGGTGAACGCCTCAATTTTTTGCGGTGCGCTGGCTTTTAGTTGCTGTGGTGCGCGGGCTTTCTGCGCGGCGGCTTTACGGGATTTTTGCTTACCCATTAGTTGAACTCCAGAATAGATTTAGGCTGCATGCCGCTACCGGCAGAAAGCGGTTCGTTTAACAGGGCGTGCATGGTGGCCCATGCGATATCAGCGTGACTGGCCTCCTCGGTGCGGCTGGCCTCATAGGTGGCGCTGCGCCCGCTGCTGGTCATGGTTTTGCGGATGGACATAAACGACTGCGTGACGTCAGTTGCACCGGCGTCGTACTCCAGACAGCCCCGGCGAATCGTGTCTTTCGCCTTGAGCACCATTGCGGTTTTCATTTCTGGCGTGTAACGGATACCGCGTGCCGCCGGATAGAATGAGCGCACTAACTGGAATACACCGAGACCGAGGCCTGTTGCGTCAATGCCGATGTATTCGACGTTGTATTTCTCAGTGAGCCTGCGGATGCCTTCTGCCTGCGCGGCAAAGTCCATGCCTTTCCACTGGTGACGCTCCAGCATGCGAAACTTGCCACCCGAAACCACCGGCGGCGCGAGTACGACACATCCGGCACTGTCGCCGGTGTGGGACGGGTCGTAGCCAATCCAGACCGGGCGCGAGCCGAATGGATGGTCGGCGAACGGGGCGAAGTCCTCCCATGTTTCCATCACGTCGACCATGCAGCGCTGCAGCTCCTCGAACGGGAATACCGATGCCTTATCGTCGACAAACTCGCACATAAACAGGTTCTTAAAGTCCTCATCACTGTTTTCGCGTCTGAGCTGGTCGAGGTCGAACAGGGTGCAGCCACCGGCAAGGGCGTCCTCAATAGTGACAATCTGCCGCCACTGTCCGTCAGCGCAAAGAAGCCCACCGGCGAGCGCGCTGTGACTGATGTCGATTTCGATGCGGTCAGCGGCACTGGCGCGCCCCTTGTTGAACAGCTCGCCAGACCAGAAGGGGTAAGCGCCGTGCGCCAGCGTGGAAGGTGTCGAAAAGTAAGTTGAGCGCAGATGCTTTTGCGAGGCCATGCCCGATGCGACTTTGCGCAGCTTCTGAAAATTCGGGATCCAGAATATTTCATCGACATACAGGTCGCCGTTATGGCTCTGCGCGGTGTTGGAATTGGTGCCGAGAAAAATCAGCTTTGCGCCGTTGTTGCCGATGACAATCGGGTCGCCAGTCAGGTCGACGTCAACCAGTCGCGCAAACTGGATGATGTATTCCCGGAACACGTAAGCCTGCGTTTTACTGGCCGACAGAAAAATCTGGTTATGGCCGGTCTTGAGCGCGCGCAGCAGCGCCTCGCGGGAAAAGTAGAACGTCGCGCCAATCTGGCGGGATTTGAGAATATCGCGAATACGGTGCGCCAGCCCTGCCCGGTACCACTGCAACTGGTATTCGAAAGACTGGTCGAAGAAAATTTCTTCCAGCTTTGCGACAGCCTCATCGCTGAAAAAGTTCTTTTTCGGCCTCTTACGCTCCCCCTTGTTACGGTTGGCAACGTTGGGGTTAAGGTCGGCCTCGTTGCCGGTCTGGCTGTAGCGGTTGACGCGCGCCAGTCGCTCAATCTGCCGTCCGAGCAGGTCAATTTCTTTGAAATCGCCGCCTGTCTTTTGCGGCTTGGCGATGAGCTGAATCAGCCTGGCCTCAAGGCTGCTTTCAACGCGTGAAATCGGTGCGATACCGTCCCAGCCGTCGCGCTGCTTCCAGCTTTGCACGGTCGGGCGCTTGACCTGCAGCATTTCGGCAATCTGTGGCACGGAAAACCCCTGCCAGTAAAGCAGCGATGCCTGTCGTCGCGGGTCATGCAATAAGGTTGTATCGGTGGAAATGGTCATTGATGCCTCGCCGTAGTGGATTCAGGGCAAGGCTACTTAATGGCCGTCAGCGATTCTCTAAGGTGCTGTTGTGTGGGCGGTTATCCAGTCGTCATTGGTGGTCTGGCGCGTCCTGAGACTGGAAACTGGCGTTGACCCGTAACCCCAACCTCAGGACTCCTGACAATGGCAAAAAAAGTCTCAAAATTCTTTCGCATCGGCGTCGAGGGTGATACCTGCGACGGGCGCATTATCAGCGCCAGCGATATTCAGGAAATGGCCGAAACCTATGACCCGCGCGTCTACGGTTGCCGTATCAACCTTGAACACATTCGCGGCCTTTTGCCCGACGGCATGTTTAAACGTTATGGCGATGTGGTTGAGCTGAAAGCCGAAAAGATTGACGACGATTCTGCGCTGAATGGCAAATGGGCGTTGTTCGCCAGAATCACCCCGACCGATGACCTTATCGCAATGAATAAAGCCGCGCAGAAGGTCTATACCTCTATGGAAATTCAGCCGAATTTTGGTAACACCGGCAAATGCTATCTTGTCGGCCTTGCGGTCACTGATGACCCTGCGAGCCTCGGTACTGAATACCTCGAATTCTGCCGCAAGGCGAAGCACAACCCGCTGCAGCGCTTTAAGGCCAGTCCTGAAAATGTCTTTTCAGTCGCCACGCTGGCCGAACTGGAATTTGAAGACGTTCCCGACACGGTGCTCAACAGCCTGGCCGACAAGGTGAAAGCCATTTTCAGCCGTAAACAGGTCAGCGACGATGCGCGCCTGCATGATGTGCATGAGGCGGTGACCACCGTCAGCGAACATGTGCAGACCAGCCTCACCGCGCAGGAAAAGCGTATTTCCGATATGGAAACCGCGCTTGCCACCTTTAAACAGGAACTGACCGGCAAGGTTGAAGAAACCAGCCAGGCATTTTCCGCCCTGAAAACCACCCTCGATAAAACCGAAAGTTTCAGCCAGCCACGACGCACGAAAGCCAGCGGTGGTGGTGGCGATGAGCTGCTGACCGACTGCTGATAAGTCGCAGACCAGAAACCGGGCGGTAACGCCGCCCGAAGTAGTGACTAACCGATTAATTCAAACAGGAAAGACTATGCGCCCGGAAACCCGTTTTAAGTTCAATGCCTATCTGACCCGCGTCGCTGAACTGAACAACATCAGTACTGATGACGTCAGCAAAAAATTTACCGTCGAACCGTCGGTCACACAGACGCTGATGAACACCGTGCAGGCGTCATCCGCGTTTCTGCAGACGATTAATATTCTGCCGGTCGCAGAAATGAAGGGTGAGAAAATCGGCGTCGGTGTGACCGGTACTATCGCCAGCACGACTGATACCTCGGGCGATGATGAGCGTAAGACCGCAGACTTCACCGCGCTTGAATCCAACAAGTACGAGTGCGACCAGATTAACTTTGACTTCCACCTGAACTATAAAACCCTCGACCTGTGGGCGCGTTTTCAGGACTTCCAGCGCCGCATCCGCGACGCCATTGTCAAGCGTCAGGCGCTCGATTTCATCATGGCCGGTTTTAACGGTACCACCCGCGCAGCCACCTCTGACCGCACCAAAAATCCGATGCTGCAGGATGTGGCCGTCGGCTGGCTGCAGAAATACCGCAATGAAGCCCCGACGCGTGTGATGAGCAATATCACCGATGCTGACGGTAAGGTCGTTTCGGCAGTGATTCGCGTCGGTCGAAACGGCGACTATGAGAACCTCGACGCGCTGGTGATGGATGCGACCAATAACCTGATTGACGAGGTTTATCAGGATGACCCGAAACTCGTTGCCATCGTTGGCCGTAAGCTGCTGGCCGACAAATATTTCCCGCTGGTGAACAAGCCGCAGGAAAACAGCGAGGCGCTCGCGGCAGATATCATCATCAGCCAGAAGCGAATCGGCAACCTGCCTGCTGTGCGCGTGCCGTACTTCCCGGCGAATGCCGTACTGGTAACTACTCTGGAAAACCTCTCTATCTATTTCATGGATGAGAGCCACCGCCGCAGCATTGATGAAAACCCGAAAAAAGACCGCGTTGAAAACTACGAGTCGATGAATATCGACTATGTGGTCGAGGCGTATGCCGCCGGGTGCCTGCTGGAAAACATCACCCTGGGCGATTTCACCGCACCTGCAGCACCGGAAAGCGGAGCCTAAACCATGACGAGCCCCGCACAGCGTCACATGATGCGGGTCTCGGCCTCTCAAGCCGCGCAGCGGGGCTTGCTCCCGCTGCGCAATGCAACCGCCTATGAGCAGATGCTGGTTAAGCTGGCCGATGACCGCCGCACGTTAAAAAACATCCGTTCAAACGAACGTAAAGCCGAGAAAAAGCGCGAGCTGCTGCCGTTCTATGCGCCGTGGGTCGCCGGTGTGCTGGCTGATGGTCGTGGTGCGCAGGATGACATTGTTATGACCGTCATGCTGTGGCGTCTCGATGCCGGTGATATCGCTGGCGCTCTGGAAATTGCCCCCTATGCGCTGACATACGGCCTCACCACTGACCATCGCCGCACGACGCCTTACATGCTGGTTGAGGAGGTGGCGCTTGCGGCACTGCGCCTACGCGATGCCGGTGAATCTGTCGACCTTTCCTGGCTGCAGACCACTATCGACCTGACCGACGGTGCTGACGTTCCCGATATGGTGCGTGCCCGTCTGCATAAGGTGACAGGCCTGACCCTGCGTGATGCCGGTATGAATGCAGAGGCGCTGGCGCAGTTTCAGCGCGCGATGCAACTCGACCGCAATGCCGGTGTGCGCAAGGAGATTGAGCGGCTGGAACGCGCACTGAAGCCAAAAGTGGAGGCGGCACCCCGTAAAACGACTAAACCGCGCACGCGCAAACCTGCCGCCAGACCGGCAGCAAAGCGCGGGCGTCCACCAAAGGCGGTAAAAACCGCCGGTTAACTGAACGCTCCCCGAGCCGGGCGGCACGCCGGTCAAAGCGGGTTTTGACCCTGACGGCGACCGGCGTCCACCGCCCAACCTGATGAGGTTGTCATGACGACAGTGATTCTGAACCAGCCCGACGAACCGCAGGACGTACCGGGCGTGGTGATTCCCGTACCGGAGACGGGCGAAGCAGTAATTAAAAACACGTTCTTTTTCCCTGATGTGGATCCGAAGCGCGTGCGCGAGCTGATGCGGCTTGAGCAGACGGTTTCCGATGCGCGACTGCGCCATGCCATCAGGACCGGCATGGCGGAAACCAATGCGGAGCTTTACGACTACCGGCTGCGCCAGACTGCCGCCGGGTTTAAGCATCTGGCCGACGTGCCTGCTGAGGAAATCGACGGCGAGAATGTGCGTATTTTCCACTACCTGAGCGCCGTAACGGCGATGGCAACCGCCACCCTGTATGAGCGCTATCGCGGTGTTGAAGCCACCGGCAAGGGTGACAAAAAAGCCGACAGCGTCGAAACCACCATTGATGACCTGTGGCGGGATATGCGCTGGTCGGTCGCGCGTCTGCAGGACAAACCGCGCTGCATCGTGGGCCAGCTCTGATGAAGGTCAGGTCGATGCAGGGAGACACCCTCGACGTGATTTGCGCCCGGTATTACGGGCGCACTGAGGGCGTTGTTGAAACGGTGCTGCAGGCTAATCCCGGCCTGTCTGAGCTGGGCGTCATTCTGCCGCATGGCACGGCAATTGAGCTGCCGGATGTGCCGTCTTCACCCGTAACTGAAACTATCAATCTTTGGGAGTAAACCATGACAGAAGGGGAAAAAGGCGTCCTGTCACTGTTTGTGATTGGGGTACTGATTGTGGTCGGAAAAGTGCTGGCAGGTGGTGAGCCCATCACCCCGCGCCTGTTTGTCGGGCGCATGCTGCTCGGCGGTTTTGTCTCAATGGTCGCCGGTGTTGTTCTGGTGCAGTTTCCTGATATGTCACTGCCCGCCGTGTGCGGTATTGGATCCATGCTCGGTATTGCCGGTTATCAGGTGGTGGAAATCGCCATTCAGCGCCGCTTTAAGTCACAAAAGGGGGAAAGCGATGCCGGTCATTAATACTCACCTGAATATCGCCGCCTTTCTGGACATGCTGGCGTATTCCGAAGGAACGGCGAACCATCCGCTGACGAAAAACCGTGGCTACGACGTCATTGTTACCGGCCTTGATGGCAGGCCAGAGATTTTCACCGATTACAGCGACCACCCTTTCGCACATGGCCGACCACCGAAAGTGTTTAATCGCCGTGGCGAAAAATCCACGGCATCGGGGCGTTACCAGCAGCTTTATATGTTCTGGCCGCACTATAAAAAACAGCTCGCATTGCCTGATTTCAGCCCACTGTCGCAGGACAAGCTCGCGATCCAGTTAATCCGGGAGCGCGGTGCTATTGACGATATCCGGGCGGGGCGTATTGAGCGTGCTGTTTCCCGTTGCCGGAATATCTGGGCGTCATTGCCGGGTGCCGGTTACGGCCAGCGCGAGCACAGTCTCGAAAAGCTGGTTACCGTCTGGCGCACGGCTGGCGGGGTGGTGGCATGAAAGTCCTGATAACGCTGTTTGTGCTGGCCGTGCTCGGTCTGATGTGGTTGCGCCATGAGAACGGCAATTTATCCCGCTCCTTTGAGACGGCAAACCGCGTTGCGAGCGAGCAAAAGGTGACGATTGGCATGCTGAAAAATCAGCTCAGTGTCGCCGGCCGGCTCGCCCGACGTAATGAATCCGCGCAGGTGGCACTGCGCGAACAGCTCGCAAAGGCAGGCGCAGAAGCAAACCGCCGCGAGCAGAGGATAACGAGGTTACTTGATGAAAATGAAGCCTTTCGCCGCTGGTATAACGCTCCTCTGCCTGATGCTGTGCGCAGGCTGCACATCCGCCCCGCCTGCGCCAGCGCCGGTGATTGTGGTCAACGGATGCCCGAGGGTGAGCCTTTGCCCGATGCCGGGAAGTGACCCGAAGACCAATGGCGACCTGAGCGCAGATATCCGCCGTCTTGAGGGCGCGCTGACCGCCTGCGCGCTGCAGGTCAAAACCGTCAAACACTGTCAGGATGAACTCGATGCAGAAGCACAAAAGCCTGCGCAAGGCGTTGATTAACGCCGTGCCGCAGCTCAGAAATAACCCCGATATGCTGCGTCTTTTTGCTGATAACGGGCATACGGATTCCCGACTGGAGAGCTCGCTGTCGTTTGAAAAGGTGTACGTGCTTAACGTGGTGGTGACTGACTTTACCGGAGACCTCGATTTGATATTTGTGCCGGTACAGGCATGGCTGCGTGAGCATCAGCCGGACATTATGACCACCGACGACGGGCAGGAGAAAGGATTCACATGGATGATTGATATCAATAACGACGATTCGCTCGATATCAGTATCAGCCTGAGACTCACCGAGCGCACGCTCGTCAAAGAGGTCGACGGCGCACTGCATGTCAGCTATGCCCCTGAGCCACCGCTGCCTGAGCCAGTGACGCGCCCGGTCGAGCTGTACGTTAACGGCGAGCTGGTGAGTAAGTGGGATGAGTGAGTTAACCGCGCTGCAGGAGCGCCTTACCGGTCTGATTGCCAGCCTGTCACCGGCGGCGCGTCGGCAAATGGCGGCTGAGATTGCGAAAAAGCTGCGCGCCAGTCAGCAGCAGCGCATCAGGCGACAGCAGGCACCCGACGGCACCCCGTATGCCGCCCGAAAGCGCCAGCCGGTGCGAAGTAAGAAAGGCCGTATCAGGCGCGAAATGTTCGCCAGACTGCGCACTAACCGCTTTATGAAAGCCAAAGGCAGCGACAGTGCGGCGGTGGTGGAATTTACCGGCAGGGTACAGCGCATGGCGCGGGTGCATCAGTATGGCCTCAAAGACCGGCCAAATCGTCACAGCCGGGATGTGCAGTACGCGGCGCGCCCGTTGCTCGGTTTCACCCGCGACGATGAGCAGATGATTGAAGACATCATTATCAGGCATCTCGGTAAATAAATATTGTGTGAACCACCACCGGAGCCGTGCGAATTGGCGCGACTCCAGACCAGAGGCATCCTTGCACTATGAATACGTTATCCACAATACAGGAGCTCGCGCGCGCGATTCGCAACCTCATCCGCTCAGGTGTGGTGACTGAGGTCGATACCGCGCAGGGGCTGTGCCGCGTACAAAGCGGCGGGATCCAGACTGCATGGCTGAACTGGCTGACCACCCGCGCCGGTCGTTCGCGGTCATGGTGGGCTCCCTCGGTCGGTGAGCAGGTGCTGCTGCTGGCAATTGGTGGCGAGCTTGATACTGCTTTCGTGCTGCCGGGGATTTTCTCCGACGATAACCCTGCCCCGTCAGCCTCGGCGGATGCGTGGCATGTGGTGTTCCCCGACGGTGCTGTTATGGAGTATGAGCCGGAAACCGGTGCGCTGACGGTCAGCGGCATCAAGACTGCCGATGTGACGGCATCGGAGTCCATTACCGCCACCGTGCCGGTGGTACTGGTAAAAGCGGCAGAACGTATCACCCTCGACACCCCGGAGGTGGTATGCACCAACAAACTGACGACGGCGACGCTTGAGGTGCAGAAAGGCGGCACCATGCGGGGAAACATCGAACATACCGGTGGCACGTTGAAATCAAACGGCGTACAGGTCGATGACCACGGTCACGGTGGCGTGCAACGGGGCGGGAACTGGACGGAGGGCACCAGATGACGGCGCGCTATATGGGGATGAACCGCAATACCGGCCTCGCTATCAGTGACAGTGAGCATATCAGCCAGAGCATGCGCGACATTCTGCTGACGCCGGTCGGCTCGCGGGTAATGCGTCGTGAATATGGCTCGCTCCTGTCTGCGCTGATTGATATGCCGCAAAACCCGGCGCTCAGGCTGCAAATCATGGTGGCGTGCTATTCCGCGATCCAGAAATGGGAACCACGCATCAGGCTTACCTCAATCAGCTTTGAGCGTGGCGACACTGGCGAAATGTATGTCGATATTACCGGGATGCGTACCGATACCGGTGCGTCAGTTTCAAACACTGTTTCACTGAGTTAAACCACTATGGCAACTGTTGACCTGAGTCTGCTACCTGTTCCTGATGTGGTCGAGGAACTGGACTATGAAACTATCCTTGCGGAGCGCATTGCAACGCTGATTTCGCTCTATCCGGAAAACCAGCAGGAAGCCGTCGCCCGGACGCTCGCACTTGAGTCTGAGCCAATTGTTAAATTGCTGCAGGAAAACGCCTACCGCGAGGTTATCTGGCGTCAGCGTGTCAATGAAGCTGCACGCGCAGTCATGCTGGCTTATGCCATAGACAGTGACCTCGATAATATCGGGGCGAATTTCAGTGTTGAGCGCCTTGTCGTCACGCCTGCTGATGACACCACCATTCCACCCACCCCGGCAGAAATGGAACTCGACGCCGATTATCGTCTGCGTATACAGCAGGCTTTTGAGGGACTGAGCGTGGCGGGGTCTGTCGGATCGTACCAGTATCATGGCCGTAGTGCTGACGGGCGCGTCGGCGATATTTCAGTTATCAGCCCGTCGCCAGCCTGTGTGACGATTTCCGTGCTGTCTCGTGAAAACAACGGCGTCGCATCTGAGGAACTGCTTGCAATTGTGCGCAATGCCCTGAACGCAGAAGATGTCAGGCCGGTCGCTGACCGGGTGACGGTACAGTCAGCCGAAATTGTTAACTACCAGATTAACGCCACGCTTTATCTTTATCCCGGCCCGGAAAGTGAACCCATCAGGGCGGCGGCTGAGGCAAAGCTGAAAGCCTATATCAGCGCGCAGCACCGCCTCGGGCGCGATATCCGTAAATCAGCGATTTATGCCGCCCTGCATGTTGAGGGTGTTCAGCGGGTGGAGCTGGCGGCACCGGTCGCGGATATTGTTCTCGATAACACACAGGCGTCCTTTTGCACTGACTACAGCCTTGTAATCGGGGGCTCTGATGAATGACTCACGATTGCTGCCGGTAGGCTCATCGCCACTGGAGGTTGCCGCCGCAAGGGCATGTGCCGAGATTGAAAGAACGCCGGTCAACATCCGCGCGTTGTGGAACCCTGACACCTGTCCGGAAAATTTGCTGCCGTGGCTGGCGTGGGCGTTTTCTGTCGACCGGTGGGATGAGAACTGGCCGGAGGGAACAAAACGTGCCGTTATCCGTGATGCATATTTCATTCACTGCCACAAGGGGACTATCGGCGCAATCCGTCGGGTAGTGGAGCCACTCGGCTATGTCATCAATGTAACGGAATGGTGGGAAAGCGGCGACCCGCCAGGCACATTCCGGCTTGATATCGGGGTGCTTGAAAGTGGCATTACCGAGGAAATGTATTTCGAAATGGAGCGACTGATTGCGGATGCAAAACCAGCCAGTCGTCATCTGACTGGCCTGAATATTGTCCAGGACATTCCCGGTTATTTGTATACCGGCGGCGTGGCCTGCGACGGCGATATTATTACGGTTTACCCGGGATAAGTGAGGAATAATGAGCACGAAATTTAAAACCGTTATCACCACTGCCGGAGCCGCTAAGCTTGCTGCGGCCACCATGCCGGGCGGTAAGAAAATAAATCTTAACGTTATGGCTGTTGGTGACGGCGGCGGAAAGCTGCCGGAGCCTGATGCCGGTCAGACGCAGCTTGTTAATGAGGTCTGGCGTCATACTCTGAATAAAATCAGCCAGGACAACCGGTACAGTAATTACATTGTGGCCGAGCTGGTTATTCCGCCGGAGGTGGGCGGCTTCTGGATGCGTGAGCTTGGCCTTTACGACGATGAAGGGACGCTGATTGCTGTTGCCAATATGGCCGAAAGCTACAAGCCAGAACTGGCTGAGGGCTCAGGGCGTGCGCAGACATGCCGCATGGTCATTATTGTCAGCAGTGTCGAGTCTGTGGAGCTTTCCATTGACTCAACGATGGTGATGGCGACGCAGGATTATGTCGACGACAGGCTCGCCGAACATGAAAAATCCCGTCGTCATCCTGATGCCACTCTTAAAGAAAAAGGGTTTACTCAGCTCAGTAACGCGACAGACAGCGAGTCTGAAACGCTCGCAGCGACGCCGAAAGCTGTTAAGGCAGCATATGACCTTGCTGACGCGAAATATACAGCTCAGGACGCCACCACAACGCGTAAAGGCCTTGTGCAACTCAGTAATGCCACTGACAGTGTGTCTGAAACGCTTGCCGCGACACCGAAAGCGGTCAAGGTGGCATATGACATTGCTAACGCGAAATATACAGCTCAGGACGCCACCACAATGCGTAAAGGCCTTGTGCAACTCAGCAATGCCACTGACAGCACGTCTGAGACGCTGGCCGCAACGCCGAAAGCGGTTAAAGCGGCTATGGATAATGCGAACGGACGGCTGGCGAAAAACAGTAATGGTGGCGATATCCCTGACAAGGGATTATTTGCACAGAATATCAGTGCGGCGCTGGCATTTAGTGGCGGGATTCATATCGGAGGTGACAGCAATCCGTGGACTACGGCGGAATTTGTCGCCTGGCTGGAGTCGCAAGGCGCATTTAATCATCGGTACTGGATGTGTCGGGGTTCATGGAGCTACGCCGACAACAAAACCATCACGGATACTGGCTGTGGCAATATCTGTCTGGCCGGTGCAGTTGTTGAGGTAATGGGATTTCGTGGCGCAATGACAATACGCGTCACTACCCCCACAACAACGTCAGGAGGAGGGGTTGCCAGCGCTCAGTTTACGTATATCGATAACGGCGGTGATTACTCTCCTGGCTGGCGACGCGATTTCAACACCATAAATAAACCTACTGCCGGTGATGTAGGTGCATTACCTGTTACCGGTGGGCGACTAAATGGCCCGTTAGGCATTGGTACTGACAACGGTCTGGGCGGTAATTCGATCGTTCTTGGTGATAACGATACCGGGTTTAAACAGGATGGCGACGGCATTCTGGGTATTTACGCCAATAATGCCCGGGTCGGTTATATCGACAATTCCGGGCTGCACATGTCAGTAGATGTTCTCACTAATGGTGGCATACGAGCAGGTGACGGGAAACGGCTTTCACTGACGAGTAATAATAATTCGACAATGACAGCCACGTTTAATTTATGGGGCGACGCAAACAGGCCTACTGTAATTGAACTGGATGACGATCAGGGATGGCAGTTCTACAGCCAGCGAAATACAGATGGCAGTATTTCGTTCAGAGTAAATGGTCAGATGGAACCGAATAGCTATTCCAATTTTGACAGCCGTTACGTACAGGATATCAGGCTGGGTAGCCTGCAATATGGACAGGTATGGAACGGTCCGGGGCTCAGTGACACTTCTGGTTACGTAATAACCGGCATCACTAATGGCAATAGTGATGAACTGGTTGACGGAGCGCACAGACGCCCAATACAGAAATTAATTGGCAACCAGTGGTATAACGTGGTGAGTATTTAATTATGATGCATCTAAAAAATATCGTAGCCGGTAATCCAAAAACGCCTGACCAGTATCAACTTACTAAAAAATTTGGTGTGGTGTGGTTGTTTGATGAAGATGGTAAAAACTGGTATGAGGAACAGAAGAAATTTTCTGCCGACTCGTTAAAAATTGCCTACGATAAAAATAATATTATTGTGGATATTAACAAAGATGTTTCGGCAATAAATCCTGAAGGGTGCAGCGTTGTTGAGTTACCAGATATCACAGCTAATCGCCGGGCGGATGTATCAGGACGCTGGATGTTTAATGGTGAGCAGGTGAGTAAACGTATTTATTCGCCGGAGGAGCTACGCCAGCAGGCAGAAGCGAAAAAGGTCAAATTGCTCGAAGAGGCCGAGACCGTTATTACACCACTTGCGCGTGCAGTAAAGCTGGGTATCGCAACCGATGAGGAACGGCAGCGACTGGAGGTCTGGGAGCAATACAGCGTTCTGGTCAGTCGGGTGGATACATCTGCGCCTGACTGGCCGGATATACCACGCTAAATATTCAGGTGGGTTTATTACCCGCCTTTTCTTTTTCCTGTCGTTGTGCCATCAACCTGACAGCCGGTACAAATAGCCCCCTCTTGTGTACTGACCTGAAAATATACTCACCCCTTAACCACGGAGCTAACCGGATGAGTGATTTTCACCACGGCACGCAGGTCATCGAAATTAATGACGGTACGCGTGTTATTTCCACAGTAGCGACTGCGGTCGTCGGCATGGTTTGTACAGCCAGCGATGCAGATGCCACGCTATTTCCCCTCAATGAACCGGTACTGATTACCAATGTGCAAAGCGCCATTGCGAAAGCCGGTAAAAAAGGCACGCTGGCTGCATCACTGCAGGCCATCGCAGACCAGTCAAAACCCGTCACTGTTGTTGTACGTGTTGAGGATGGAACCGGCGATGACGAGGAAGCTGCGCTCGCACAGACTGTTTCCAACATTATCGGAGGTACGGATGAGAACGGTAAATACACCGGTATCAAGGCTCTCCTGACTGCTCAGGCCGTCACCGGCGTCAAGCCGCGTATTCTTGCGGTGCCGGGGCTGGATACTAAAGAGGTCGCGGTCGCGCTTGCGTCGGCTGCCATTAAGTTACGTGCATTTGCATACGTCAGCGCGTGGGGATGCAAGACTATTTCCGAAGCGATGGAATATCGTAAGAATTTCAGCCAGCGCGAGCTGATGGTTATCTGGCCTGATTTCCTCGCGTGGGACACCGTCAAAAATACCACCGCAACGGCTTACGCCACTGCGCGTGCGCTCGGCCTGCGTGCTTACATCGACCAGACTGTCGGCTGGCACAAAACCCTGTCTAACGTTGGTGTACAGGGCGTTACCGGCATCAGCGCCTCAGTGTTCTGGGATTTGCAGGCATCCGGCACCGATGCTGACCTGCTCAACGAAGCCGGGGTTACAACGCTGGTACGCAAGGACGGTTTCCGCTTCTGGGGTAACCGCACCTGCTCGGATGACCCGCTTTTTCTGTTTGAGAACTACACCCGCACCGCGCAGGTACTGGCCGACACGATGGCCGAGGCGCACATGTGGGCGGTCGACAAGCCCATTACCGCCACGCTCATTCGTGACATTGTTGACGGCATTAACGCCAAATTCCGCGAGCTGAAATCAAACGGCTACATCGTGGAGGGTAAATGCTGGTTCGATGAGGAATCGAACGACAAGGAAACCCTCAAGGCCGGGAAACTGTATATCGACTACGACTATACACCGGTTCCGCCACTGGAAAGCCTGACCCTGCGCCAGCGTATCACCGATAAATATCTGGTGAATCTGGCCGAATCGGTCAACAGCTAAGGAGCCTGAAATAACATGGCACTACCCCGTAAACTCAAATATCTGAATATGTTCAATGACGGCCTCAGCTACATGGGTGTTGTTGAATCCGTGACACTGCCGAAACTGACCCGCAAGCTCGAAAACTATCGCGGCGGCGGTATGAATGGCGCGGCAGCGATTGACCTCGGCCTCGACGATGATGCGCTCACCGTCGAATGGTCTGTCGGTGGCCTGCCTGATGTGGCGCTGTGGGCGCAGTACGCCGCCCCGGGTGCTGATGCTGTGCCGCTGCGTTTTGCCGGTTCTTACCAGCGCGACGACACCGGCGAAATCGTGGCGGTCGAGGTGGTCATGCGTGGCCGTCATAAAGAAATCGACGGCGGCGAGAATAAGCAGGGTGAAAACACCTCGACAAAACTGTCGACTGTCTGCACCTACTACCGCCTCACGATTGATGGTAGCGACGTCATCGAAATCGACACCGTCAACATGGTCGAGAAGGTGAACGGCGTCGACCGTCTGGAACAGCACCGTCGCGCAATCGGGCTGTAATTCCCTGACCGGTCAGCACTGCTGGCCGGTTATTAACCCCATTCAGAACAGAGAAAAACATCATGGCAAAAGCACCACGTAAAACCGCTGAATTTATTGATACGGCTGGCAATGAAATTGACACCGTAAATCCGAATGTCGTGACCCTCGACAAGCCGATTAAGCGCGCCGGTCAGACAATTGATAAAGTCACCCTGATTGAGCCGAACGCCGGTACCCTGCGCGGCGTCAGTCTGGCGGCGGTGGCGCAGTCCGAAGTCGACGCCCTGATTAAGGTGCTGCCCCGTATGACCTACCCCGCGCTCACCGCGCAGGAGCTTACCGCGATGAACCTGCCCGATATGTTGTCGCTGGCCGCTAAGGTGATTGGTTTTTTGTCACCGGCTTCGGCGGAATAGACTTCCCGCCAGACCTGTCGACTGATGACCTGATGGCGGATATCGCAGTGATATTCCACTGGCCGCCATCAGAACTCTGTTCCCTGAGCCTGACCGAGCTCATCACATGGCGCGAAAAGGCGCTACAGCGTAGCGGAAACCACAATGAGTAATAACCTGAGGCTTGAGGTATTGCTGAAAGCGGTCGACCAGGCGACCCGACCGCTTAAATCCATCCAGACCGCGAGTAAAACCCTGTCCGGTGATATTCGCAACACACAAAAGGGTCTGCGCGACCTGAACGGTCAGGCGTCGAAAATCGACGGCTTTCGTAAGGCAAGCGCGCAACTGGCCGTAACTGGTCAGGCGCTTGACAAGGCGAAGCGTGAAGCCGGTGAGCTGGCTGTGCAGTTTAAAAACACCACCAGTCCGACCCGCGCACAGGCGCAGGCGCTCGAAGCGGCAAAACGTGCCGCCTCTGAGCTGCAGACGAAATATAACAGCCTGAGAACATCGGTACAGCGCCAGCGCTCCGAGCTGATGCAGGCCGGTATTAACACCCGCACCCTGTCTGCCGATGAGCGTCGACTCAAAACCTCCATCAGCGAAACGACGGCGCAGCTTAATCGACAACGCGAGGCACTGGCGCGCGTCAGTGTGCAGCAGGCGAAATTAAGCCGGGTGAAAGAACGATATAAATCAGGTAAAGAGCTTGCCGGTAACATGGCCGCAGCAGGCGCTGCCGGGGTCGGTATTGCGACGGCGGGAACGATGGCCGGGGTTAAATTACTGATGCCCGGTTATGACTTTGCACAGAAAAATTCCGAGCTGCAGGCCGTGCTCGGGGTTGATAAACAGTCGCCAGAAATGCAGGCGCTACGCAAACAGGCTCGCCAGCTCGGCGACAATACTGCAGCCTCTGCAGATGACGCAGCGAGCGCGCAAATCATCATTGCGAAAAGCGGCGGTGACGCTGCTGCCATTCAGGCGGCGACGCCAGTCACGCTGAATATGGCGCTGTCAAACCGGCGCTCAATGGAGGAAAACGCTGCGCTGCTGACCGGGATGAAATCAGCGTTTCAACTTTCAAACGACAAGATTGCTCACATTGGCGACGTTCTCTCGATGACGATGAACAAAACCGCCGCCGATTTTGACGGACTGAGCGACGCGCTGACCTATGCCGCGCCAGTGGCGAAAAATGCCGGAGTGAGCATCGAGCAAACCGCCGCAATGGTCGGTGCACTGCACGACGCCAAAATCACCGGGTCAATGGCGGGTACGGGTAGCCGCGCCATTCTCAGCCGCCTGCAGGCTCCCACCGGAAAAGCGTTTGAGGCCATTAAGGAACTCGGCGTCAAAACGTCAGACAGCAAGGGGAACACGCGCCCGATATTCTCCATCCTGAAAGAAATGCAGCGCAGCTTTGAGAAAAACAACCTCGGGACAAGCCAGCGCGGCGAGTACATGAAAACCATTTTCGGCGAGGAGGCCAGCTCGGCGGCGGCGGTACTGATGGAAGCAGCCTCAAGCGGCAAACTTGACCGGCTCACTGCCGCGTTTAAAGCCTCGGACGGTAAAACCGAGGAACTGGTTAAGGTTATGCAGGATAACCTCGGCGGCGACTTTAAAGAGTTCCAGTCGGCTTATGAGGCCGTCGGTACCGACCTTTTTGACCAGCAAGAGGACTCGCTGCGTAAACTCACCCAAACCGCCACACAATACGTGTTAAAGCTCGACGACTGGATCAAGAAAAACAAAGGTCTGGCGACAACTATCGGCATTATTGCCGGGGGCGCACTTGCTCTGATTGGTATCATCGGCGGCATTGGTCTCGTTGCGTGGCCGGTTGTCATGGGGATTAACGCCATCATTGCCGCCGCTGGCGTGATGGGTACCGCCTTGACTGTTGCCGGTAGTGCCATCGTAGCCGCGCTCGGTGCAATCACCTGGCCGATTGTGGCCGTCGGGGCGGCGATTGTGGCCGGGGCGCTACTTATCCGTAAATATTGGGAGCCCATCAGCGCATTTTTCTCGGGGGTGATTGAGGGCATCATGAGTGCTTTTGCTCCGGTCGGGGAAATGTTTGCACCACTGGCACCCATTTTTGACGGACTCGGTGAGAAGCTGCGCGGCGTCTGGCAATGGTTTAAAGACCTGATTGCACCGGTCAAAGCTACGCAGGAGACGCTCGATAGCTGTAAAAATGCTGGCGTTATTTTCGGTCAGGCGTTGGCCTCAGCGCTGATGGCACCGCTGAACGTTTTCAACAAGCTACGCAGTGGTGTCGACTGGCTTCTCGAAAAGCTCGGCATCATCAACAAAGAATCGGACAGCCTCGACCAGACCGCCGCCAAAACCAACGCCGCCACGCAGGGGAATTCCTACATTCCGGCGACCAGCACCTATGGCGGGTATCAGGCTTATCAGCCCGTTACCGCACCGGCGGGACGCTCTTACATCGACCAGAGCAAAAGCGAATACAACATTACGCTACCGGGCGGTGTTGCTCCGGGGCATCAACTCGACCGCCAGCTACGCGACACACTCGAACAAATTGAGCGCGAAAAGCGTGCGCGTCAGCGCGCCAGCATGAGCCACGACTAAGGGAGAATTAAACGATGATGCTTGCTCTCGGCATGTTTGTATTTGAACTCCGTACTCTGCCTTATCAGTCAATGCAGCATTCGAAAGATTACCGCTGGGCGTCTAATGACCGGGTCGGTAAACCGCCTGCATATCAGTTTCTCGGCGAGGGGGAAACCTCAATACAGCTTGCCGGTACGCTTTACCCTGCCATTACCGGCGGTCATATATCCCTGCTGGCTGTGGAACTGATGGCCGATGAGGGCAGGGCGTGGCCGCTGATTGAGGGTACCGGCAAAATCCTCGGGATGTATATCATCGATAAGGTGTCGACCACGCACGCCGAGTTTTTCAGCGATGGAGCGGCAAGAAAGATTGATTTCACGCTTTCGCTAAAACGGGTCGATGAATCACTGACGGCAATGTTTGGCGACCTGAATAAACAGGCGAGCGAGCTTCTCGGCTCTGCCGGTAATCTGACCGATAAGCTGCAGGGTGCGCTCGGAGGGCTGACCACATGATTACGGGCATGACCATTGACGCCGGTGCCAGTCTTGCACCGGCATTTATGCTAACGCTGAACAGCCAGGACATTACCAGCAATTTTAGTGACCGGCTGATTTCTCTCACCATGACCGACAACCGGGGGTTTGAGGCTGACCAGCTCGACATTGAGCTCGACGACACCGACGGCAAAGTCGAGTTACCCCTGCGCGGGGCGGTGCTGACGCTGTGGCTTGGCTGGCAGGGTTCGGCGCTACTGAATAAAGGCGATTTTACGGTCGATGAGATTGAGCACCGGGGCGCGCCTGATACCCTGACCATCCGGGCGCGTAGTGCAGACTTTCGCGGCACGCTCAATTCACGGCGCGAGGAATCATGGCACGACACCACCATTGGCGAACTGGTCAGCACCATCGCAAAGCGTAACAAACTGACGGCCAGCGTCGCGGATTCTCTGAAACAAATCCCGGTACCACATATCGACCAGTCGCAGGAATCCGACGCGGTATTTCTTACCCGGCTGGCTGACCGAAACGGAGCGACTGTATCGGTTAAAGCGGGAAAGCTCCTGTTTCTGAAAGCCGGTAGTGCGCTGACGGCCAGCGGTAAGCCCATTCCACAAATGACGCTGACCCGCAGTGACGGCGACCGTCATCAGTTTGCCATTGCCGACCGCGGAGCTTATACCGGTGTAACAGCTAAATGGTTGCACACCAAAGACCCGAAGCCGCAAAAACAGAAAGTGACGCTGAAACGCCAGCCAAAAGAGAAGCACCTGCGTGCGCTGGAGCACCCGAAAGCAAAGCCGGTCAGCAAAAAGACAAAGGCCCAAAAAGAGCATGAAGCCCGCGAGGGTGAGTATATGGCCGGTGAGGCCGATAACGTGCTGGCGCTGACGACGGTCTACGCTTCTAAGGCGCAGGCGATGCGCGCCGCTCAGGCTAAGTGGGATAAGCTGCAGCGAGGCGTTGCGGAGTTTTCAATTACGCTGGCGCTTGGCAGGGCTGATTTATTCCCTGAGACACCTGTGCGCGTGTCGGGCTTTAAGCGCGTCATAGACGAGCAGACATGGTTAATCAGTAAGGTGACTCACAGCCTGAATAATAGCGGCTTCACGACGGGCTTAGAGCTTGAGGTTAAGCTCTCTGACGTAGAGTATAAAGCGGAAGATGATGATGGGTGATTTTGATTTATCTATTTGTTATATAAGGCATTATTTAGTAAAATTAACACATCAGCCAAACCGTTGAGGTGCTTAATATGTTTCATTGCCCGTTATGCCAGCATGCAGCTCATGCACGTACAAGCCGTTACATGACCGATACGACAAAGGAGCGTTATCATCAGTGTCAGAACGTGAATTGTAGCGCCACGTTCATCACATTTGAGTCGGTGCAGCGTTACATTGTTAAGCCGGGTGAGGTTAATGCCGTCAGGCCTCATCCGTTGCCATCAGGTCAACAAACTATGTGGATGTAACCACCAACAAAAAGCCCCGCGATTGCGGGGTTTTCGCTTTAAAGGGGTGGCTATTTTCCTGTGTAGGTATGGGTTTTCGATAGCAGCATGGTCTGTGCGGCTTTGTCTGCCAGTGGTGCAATTTCATTACATGTTGCTAATGGATCTTCAAATGTATAGCCAAAAGATTTGTATTCGTTAAGCACACTTATTTCTTTTGTATTTTTAAGGTATGACGCTGGTGCATCATGCGTCCATATCGGTGTGCATACACCTGACATAATTAATTGGCTATAGGCTTCTGACGTGATTTCTTTGCCGGTAAGCACCACCGTTAGTGAGTTTTCTCGGGTTGTGATTTCCATTGGCTGCCAAGGTCTTAACTGCTTTTGAAGTGTTTTTGTGTCGTTAGCATTGGCGTATGTGCTGACTGAGAGCAGGATAGCCGCTACTGCAATTGTCGGTTTGAAGTGGAACAT